CCGAACCTGAACATGCTGAGGAAGAACCTGCTGAGGCCGCCGCCCACGAAGAAATGGAAACTCCTGAAGAGGAAGCTAAGGAACATGAAGGGGAGGGTGAAGAAGCCGAAGAAGAAAAAGAAGAAGAAATGGAAGAGTCCAAGGTAAGTGAGACAACAGAGGTGGATGGTTCGTTACACATTTTGTATAAGGATTTAACTCCACAAGCCAAAAAGGAAGTGGCAGAGTATTTTGGACAAACATCAGATCATATAGATGATAGTTCACTAATTGCCATTGTTAATCCTGGTGAGGAAGAAATGGAGGAACCCATTCATGAAACCATGTTCCGCGGATCTTACAAGGATGCTTTGGATAGTATGCACTACACCGTACCATTTGAAGCAGCGGATAAAACTGAAGCCATGCAGAAGCTGAAGGAGATGATGGTATCCAAGTTTGGAACCAAAATCCACTACGAAATAGGAGTAGTGATTCCTGTTAAGGAAGGCTGTGGTATGGGTGCCAGTAAGAAAAGTGTTTACAAAGGCAAGGCACGAAGGATGGCAAAGGCCATTGAGAAGTCAAGTGGTGATAAGAAGATGGCGTATGCTACTACTATAAAGAAACTCGGCAAGAAGGGTGCCATAAAGAAAGCCCATAGGAAGAATGAATCTGTTAATGAGGATGTATATCAATCAAGATTAAAGGATAATCTTGAATACATTAAGGGACTTATGGCTTCGTTGCAAACAGCCGTTAATAAGGCGGAACGTGGTAGTGATGTGGAAGATAGTTACTTTATGTCGAAGCTGTCGGCTATTCAACGCGCTATGGCTTTTGACAAAATCAACAAGAATGAATCCATTACTAAAGAAGGTAAACTTGTATTTGAAAACTACAACGATATGGTGGATTATTTAAAAACTAATCTTCCTAAGCTAAGTCCTGAGAGTGCGGCAAGACTCCTTACTATTGTACCCGTCCAGGACCTGAAGGAAACTACCAAGCGTTCGGACAGTCAAAAGGACCTTAGGGCTCTAAAAATTAAGGAGGCCTCTACCAGGGCGGAGGCGGAGAAAGCCATGGAAATCATCTCCGAAGTAGAAGCAGCGTTGGAGGCTACTACTGTTGCCCGACAAGTGGAGTCGGTTGCTTTTGGAAAGAAGATTGCTGAGTCTGGTCGTGTCGAAGGTAAAGAAGTAGTAGCGTTAAGAACAAGTATTGAAAGTAAGGTTAAAGAAATGAAGGATCTAACTGCCAAGCTAACTGAAGCTACTAAGGCAGTTGAAGATACGAAGAAGTTATTGGAAACTGCCAAGGTCGAACAGGATAAGAAAATTCAGGAGGCCAAGGCAGTGGCTGATAAGAAAGTAGTAACAGAGTATATCAACATGAAAGTAGGTTTTAGTGGAATCAAGATGCCTTCCACTTCGAGAGCACTACTCGAGAAGTGTACATCCACGAAGGAAGTTGATTCAGTATTTGAAGATGTCCGAGATGCTATGAGGCGTGGAGCACTACTCCCCAAATCAGACAGCGGGGACATCGTAATTACTGAACAGAAGAAGGCCATGAATTCATACGAAACCCGTGTTGACGAGTCCATTAAGAATATAATGGCAACCATGCCATAAAAATTAAGAAGGTGTTTATTATGGATACTGGAATTAAACAGTTGGTTGAGTCGCATATGGCAGAAATGCAACGGCGACAAGATATGCTTGTTGAAGGGTGGAAGACCCACCTCACGTCCATCGACAAGTACATGAACGAGAAGTATGGACGGTCAATGAATGACATCGAACGTAGGAATGTGGCTCAGTGCCTTGAGAACGCCCTGGAAAACAGTGGCCTTCGAAGTGCAGCCCGTATGTTTGAGGCCACCACGGAAGATGCTGTCAAGTTCCTCGGTATTCAGTTGCCAGTGATTGCAGCCTTGCTGCCGACATTGGTCCTGAATGAAATTGCGTCCGTCCAGGCGTTGGATAGACGTGTTGGTGCTGTGTTCTATCTGGATGTTGCCTACGGTTCAACACACGGTTCAGTTACCTCGGGTGACACGATGTTGAATTCAAAGACTGGTCATGCCAGGGACAATCAGGGGCAGCGTTTGTTTGCCTCGACGTTGATTCGTGGTGAACCTATCATTGAAAGTCCGGCAGCCCAGACGGTTGTGTATGGTGGTGTGGCAGGTGCCATTCTCCTGAACACCACAGGCGTAGCCGACCCTAAAGGTTACACACCTGACAAGGTTGTAACGATTAGGAACAGTTCAGGCGTGGCAGTTGCTGATGACTCCGCGGCTCCTGGTACGATTGCTGCCATAGCTGGCGCTGGCTATACGACCTTCGCAGGTACGATTACCAGTACAGGTGTGTTGACAATCAGTTCTACCAGCCCGACAATTGGTACCAGTAATGCCCTGACCATCGATTACGCCTACCAGTATGACCTTCCTGTGGATGCCTATGGCAACAGGACTGGCGTACCGGATGCCAATGTGACGATGGTACAGTCCATTATCGAAGCCGTGGACTTCCCGATTAGGTCACGGTATTCGTTGGGTGCTGCAATTGATTTGCAGAAGGCCCATGGCATCAACTTGGAGTCCGAGATGACCAAGTACCTCGGTGGTGAAGTACGATTCACCATTGACCATCATGGCGTTGATATGATCGATGACGCCGCGTGTGATGTAACGAATGCAGCCTCGTACATCACTTCCTGGAACGCTGCCATTAACAGTGGCCAGGAATGGATCTGGAAGAAGAATGAGTTGAATGACAGGTTTGAAATGGGTAACGTCAATATCATCAACAAGACCTTGCGAGCAGTCGCGACGTTCATTGTTGCTGGTAACAATGTGGCCCGAGTCATTCGCCAGCTCCCGAACTTCAAGGCGACCGCGACAGGCAAGACGCCTCCGACTGGCCCGTACAAACTGGGTATGTTGGACAATCGGGCAGTTATCCATGATCCATTCATGGGTACGAAGAAGGTGAACAGTGTATCAACGACCGGTAGCAACCGCTACATCATGGGCTACAAGGGAGACAGCTTCCTTATGTCGGGCTTTGTGTACAGCCCGTACATTCCTTTGATGGCAACGCCGACGTTGGTAACTAGTGACTTGATGGCACAGAAGGGCTTCCTGAGCTCGGCTGGCTACAAGCTCATCAATGCAGGTATGTATACTGCAGGTGCGATTACTGGGCTTGGCACACAGGCAACAGTGTCGTAGTAGTTGTTAACACTAGGGAGGCCCTTCGTGGGCCTCCCAGTATTTTGAGTTTTGGTAGTGGAGATAAGAATGATCCTCGTTAAGACAGTTAGAGCGAAGTCCGATACAACAGTAGTTACAAGGATTGAAGAAAAACATATGTTTGTCGGTCAGATAGCCAATCTAAAGTTTTTATCTGAGGCGGAGTATGAAGGACATATCGCAGGAGGTTACATAGAACCATACAATCTTCCTGTACCAACATTACAACGTCCGCCAGAAATACCTATTGTAAAATTAACACCCAAGGTAGTCGCCGTACATACACATCCTCCTGTACAAACGCCTACCCCTGTATCTATTCCAGCTCCTGTATCTATTGCTACAGGATTTGTACCTCCTATTGTGGAAGTTATAAAGGAAGAAGTAGTACCTGAGCCAATAGATATAGTGGTTCCTACAAAGGAGAAGCACGTAGAAATACTAAACGCTTCCGGTCCGCCTTATAAATGTAGTACTAAATTCTGTGATAGGATAAGAAAGAAACAGGAACTGTTCTGTAAGGTTTGTTTGGAGAAGATGGTAAAATAGATTAACTAAGGAGTTCTTAAAATGCCAGAAGAAATTAAAGATGTAGAACTTGTCGGAGATGTAAAGCCTATCGAGCGAGCCGACGTTATTGTGTCAGATTCAAAAGACTCAAGTGTATTTCTTGCTAAAGAAGTTGTTGACGGAAAGGAAGTAGCGACGGCAATTCAACCTCAGAAACAGGCCGTAACGCCGAACGCAGTCTATATCCCACAGGTAGTAATTCAAACAGGGATTGTGGATGGTACATTAAAGTCGTCAATACAGATTGCCATGACAACGGCTAATCTGACAGATGGTGTGTGGCATAATGCAGGTGGTTCAGGTTCAGTGTATCTTAGTGACATTGCTAACTTGGAAGAAGATATTGCTCACTTGAGCAAAGAGCTTGGTGCGGCGTATTCCAATCTCGTTGTGATTGTTGCTGAAATAAACAAAATCCGACAGGTAATATAATGGCTGATAAATATAGACAAGCCAATGGTAGTTGGGGCGATGGACTGTGGTATAGTGCAGCCTCCGGTGGAAGTCTTACGGGCGTACCCGCAGATGGCGATACAGTTTATCTAAATTCAAAAACAATATCTCTTGATGTGAGTACCGCGAATCTTGTAGCTATATATGCAGGTGTTGCGGCAAATTCGTCAGGAACAGGTCGCATAAATTTCACTGGCGGCGCGAATAGAACAATAAATGCGACGACTATACTCGCTGGCACAGCATATTTAATTTCTTGTACACACACAGCTCCTTACATTCTGTATGTAAATGGCAATGTGACTGGTGGAGTAACGAATATCGGTCCACACGGTATCTTTAATCAATCAACTGGTCATATCATAGTCGGAAACGGTTTTATAGTAACTGGTGCTTCGAGTGGGTTGCAGGGCTACGGTATAGCTAACATTTCATCAGGTAATATCACAGCAGACATTGTGGTTGCTGGGGCGGCTGGTGATGGAATATATAATTCGGGTTCAGGAACTGTAACTGTAAATAGAGCGACCGCTGGAAGTGGCTCACCGTATCATGGAATACATACTACAAATACGTCATCTGGAATTGTCAATTTAGTTGAAGCAGTCGGTGGTGGTCATAGTACGAGTTACGGAGTTTATAATGAAAACGGGACAACGAATGTTACTATATTGACTGCTGGTTCAAATTCTACATCTTCTCCCGTGGCGATTGCCAATGGCAAGTTGAACATCTTAGGAAGTATAGCAGCAACGACTGCTAATTGCGTATATGTAACAGGTGGGGCTGTAGCGGTTTTAGGAAGTGTGACTGGAGGTAATGCTACGAACATTAGGGGTATAAGATGTGGAACAGGTATTTGTATTATATCTATCGTGGGAAATGTGATGGGAGGCAACGCTTCTGGGGCGAATGGTGTACTGATGGGAACTTCAACAAAACTTGCTATTGTAGGAGATTTGACAGCTGGTGGAACGGGAACGCCTCACGCAGTCAGTAATCCCTCATCGGGTGAAATAAATGTTCGTGGGACAGTGAATGCAGGTTCTATCGATAGTAGTTATTCTATAAATTCAAACCTTGTTCTATTGAAAAATAGTTCAAATTGGAATACAGCATCCGATTGGAGTAGCGGTTCTATTCCATCGGGTTCAGATGAAGTATATCTAAATCATGTCGTTTCATTGAACGGCACTATCTCACAAATTGCACTAATTCGGGAGTTTGGCGGAAAAATCATTCCTGTGGGAAATAGTGTAATAAATGTGACCATCGCCAGAGCTATGAACAAAACTCTTGTATTTCTCTCTGGAAACTACTCATTGACCATAAATGGAACATTATATGGTGGTGATGTTCTTGATGCAAACGGAGTATATTTTGCTGCTGGTTCACTGACTGTTACTACTGTATATGGTGGCACTATATCAGGTGCTTACGGCATAAGAGACGTGTGTATAAACGGAACAATAACTGTGATAAGTGTATTTTCTGGAACTGTGTCAGGTGCTTACGGAATGAATTTGAATTTAGCTATGACTACGATAACTAACGCTTTTGGAGGTATTACAGCAGTTGCAATCAATAATAGTGCAGATAATCTTTATGCCAGTGGCGGAACCATTGAGGCATCTCAGAATTCGGCTATAATTGGAAAAGTTCGGTTGAGTGGTTCATTCTATATTATAAATAGTAGTAATACTTATGCAGCATCCGGTAATATGATTGTATTAAGTTGCAATGACGACAGTTTTATAATACTTGGTGGTTATGCCACTAAATTTTGCAAACAACTTACCACATCCAAAGTTCTTAAAGGAACTGTTCACGGTGATAGAACAGGGACATTAGCACCACATAGAGTTTTAAATAATATTTCTGTGATACGAGGTATATAAATGAAATTGGCTTCTAAGTATTACAAAGGTCTAATAATAACAGATCCTACAACAGGTGTTCCTGTAGACGCCGATACTTATCAATCCAGTGTTGATAATTTGACAATTACAGTGTACAAAAATAATGTTGTAGATACAGGCTTAGTTTTAAACTATACAAATCCTAGTACAGGTTTATACTTTATCTCCTCCTCTAACACCTTTACCGCGGCCGGTTTTGCTGATGGTGATAGGGTTGATGTTAAAGTAACGGCGATCTTATCTACCATATCTTATTCTGCCATTATTGATAGTTTTGAAATAGATAGTGCTGTAGCTGCTATTAAAGTTAAGACAGATTATTTACCATCAGCTACAGCTGGTGCAGTTAGTGGTTTGGTTATAAATGACGCTGCCACAGCTAAGACAGGACTTCAAATACATGCTGCTGCACAAGATGCCTTGGTCGCTAATAATTTAAACTATGTAGCTAAGGATGCAGCTACTTGGGCTACACATGTTACTAAGGCTTCTATTATTGATCAGATGACAAGTAAGGATACGAATCAAACATTTGCAAGATTAACTAACTCTCTTGAAGCTATCGGTACTACTGTTGTAGCTGGTGTTCCTTTGAGTGTTCTTGCTAGTGCTAGTGCAGCTCCAGTATATAATACTTCTACTACCAGTGGTGGTGGTGCAATAGCTGTTAATTTAGGTTATACTTTAACTTACTTGGATAATGGGAGTTGGTGGACAGTAGCACAAGCATTAAATGCCCCGCTTGATGTGAATCTTACTTTTGCTTGCGGGGCTGGTAATAAAGTATCACAGGTTAAGATCAATGGTCGTTTCACTGCTGGTACTACTCGTTTTTGTAATGTTTGGGCATATAATTATTTGACTTCCGCTTATGAGCAAATCAGTGACGCTTCTAATAGAATGATACATAATAACGCCGACCAGAATTATACTTATAATTTATTGTCACAACATCAAAAGGCTGATGGAGAAGTTAAGATTAGATTTTTAAGTGGTTCTAATACTGCTGGTGATGCTCTGTGGTTAGATCAGATATTAGTAACGTGTGTAACTGCTGGTGCTACTCCTGCCCAGATAGCTGACGCTGTTTATTCAAGGATGGTTTACACTGTTTACGAGGGTGGAGTTTGGATTGATACTGTAGCTGGTGGGACTGGGGTAGCTGGAACAGAACTTGGCTACAATGGTTTGGATATTCGTCCGTGTCTTACGTATGCGGATGCGTTAGTTGTAGCGGCAGCTTTAGGAGTAAAAAGATTTTACTTTAAACCCGATTCAACTATCACGCTTACTCAATCTCATGATTATTGGAGATTCATTGGGAAGGGTGTTATTCATCTTGGTGGTCAAAGTATTGAAGATGCTAGATTTGAAGGTTGTGAATTTGTTGATGGAATATCTATTGGCGATGATGCCGATTTTATTGATAGTATAATTGGAAACACAACCCTAGCAGCTTGTACTATGCGGGATTGTGAGCTTGCAGGTAAGTTGACATTAGTGGCTGGAAAGAATTATACTTTTCATAGTTGTGTAGATGGATTACCTGCCGGAGAATTACTTCCTACTATTGAATGTAAAGGCACTAACGCTGTCGGATTACGAGATTGGCGGGGTGGTCTAGAGCTAGAAGATATGTCAGCTACTGACAGTGTTAAGATTGATGGGCAAGGTAGAGTAGTTATTGGTGCCACATGTTCTAACGGTGACATTATAATTAGAGGTAACTACACTATTACCGATCTATCTGGTGGAGCTAATTCATTATCTGATGCAGCAAGATTTGCAGAAGATCAAAGTCTTGCGGTTGTTGGAACTGTAACAAATACCGTGAATGCTAATCTTATTCAGATACTTGGGACAGCTTTGACAGAGACAATACCTACGAATATAGCTTTGGCTTTTAAGAAGTTTTTTGATGTTGCTTCCTCTATCTTTACTACCGCTTCTGTTAATCAGGGAGCTGATAGTAATGTGGTTCTTAGTAAGATAGGTTTTACAGGAGCCAGTCCATATTTTGTAAAGGCTGATGTATCTAAGATAGCCACGGCAGATGTAAATACTACTCTTGCTCAGTTGGGTGTAAATGTTGTATCAGGTGGTGCGGGTGAGGCTCCAACCGTTGAACAAATACGTACAGAAATGGAAACAGGTACAGGTGCTTTGCTTCCTTTGATAAATAATAAAACTACAAATCTTCCCGCTTCTCCAGCAGCCGTTGGTTCGGCTATGGTGGTGAGCGATAAGACAGGATTCAGTCTTTCAGCGGCTGGTGTATTAGCAATATGGAATCAGTTAACTGCAGATGTTGGTATCGTGGCAAGTTCTTTTGGTAAGAAATTAAAAGATTGGGTTCTTGGTGCAGACAGTAAAGTTTTGATTTCTACCGATGTTCAGGATTTATCTACTACACTTCATGTTGATGCTAAAACTTTAAATACAGCCGTGCCAAATAACGCAATAGCAGCTCCTACTACAGGTCAAATTAGGACGGAACTTGCTACTGAACTTGGTAGGATAGATGTTGCTGTGAGTACTAGGAGTGCTCCTGGAACTGCTCAAACTATTACTCCTCCAGTTGACATGGCTTTGAATTCTACTGTAGCAAAAGAAGCCACAGTAGCAAAAGATTCTACTGTCGCTAAAGATGCCACGGTGTCTAAACCTGCTATTCCTCAAGTAATAATTCCACCTGCTGACATGGCTTTGAATTCAACTGTTGCTAAAGAAGCACAAGCTACGCTTAATAAACAGGAGATATTAGACGCTACGGAGAATGTTGCTATTGATCCTCTTGTTTTAGCTACCTTAGCTAAAGATGCAACTGTAGCTAAAGAAGCACAAGCAACAATCAATAAAGATGAAATTATAGCTAGTGTGGTTGATGTTGAGAATAAGGTGGATCAACTTAATTTCATAGGTGGTATAGGGGCTGGTTCCATCGAATTCTTTTATTACTTGTATACAAACGCCCTAGCTCAAACAGGACCTATAGCTAATGTAAATGTTTGGGTAACTACTGATATTGAAGGTCAAAATATTGTAGCATCTTCTAGAACAAATGATTTTGGTAAAGTTACATTTTTCTTAGATGTAGGTACATATTATTTCTGGCGTAAGAAATCAGGTTTTGATTTTACAAATCCAGACACAGAAGTGGTTTCTTAAAAGGATAAAATTATGGCTACAGGCAGTGGACAGGGTTCAATAGCGTTTAGTAGTGATCTTACTCCTACAAGATCTATGTCTAAGTATGTTGCTTGGATCAAGACAGAATTTCAGCCACTTACATTGGCAACTCCAGATGCTACTATTGAGCAGTGTGTAGATACGGCTGTAAGGTATTGGAACACACATTCAGCCTATAAGATAATAACAATGGTGGACACTACTGGTCAAACAAGTAGAGTACAACTAAATAGTCAATTCAAAGGTGTAATGGAAGTTTTACCTTGTCAAAAGACCACATCTCCTATAAGTAGTATGGTCTTTTCTACTTCTGCTCTTTTGTTAGGTGTTACTGTTATTGATAATGTAACTTCAGATTTAATATTATTGAGTGAAGGATTTAGAAATTATCGCAGTTTTATAGGTGCCGACTTTACATGGGAGTTTACTAAATCAGAAGACCCAGCGGTAGGTGGCTATTTATACTATTCAAACCTCCCCGCTCTTGGCTCCCAGCTGGCCGTCGTTGGTACTAAGAGAATTACCGCTGATGAAGACATAAAGCAGGATTACATTTTGGATTGGTTATTGAGATATGTAAAGGCTCTTGTACAAATGATTGAAGGAAACACTTTAAGGAAAAGCTCTATAATAGATATTAAGAACGATGGTCAGGCTCTTGTAGATGAAGGCAAGGATACTCAGAAAGCCCTACAGGAAGAATTAGTAGTAAACGGACGGTGGTGTGCCTTTGCACGCCGTGGATAATAGGAGTGGACTGAAATGTTTATAAATGAGTGGGAAACTATTAGAACTATTGAATGTCAGAAGTTTAGTAACGGCCTGGCTCCTTATCGACTTAGACTTGTGAGGAGTGACAGTATAGTAACTGCTGCGGGTTGGAGTTGGACGGAAGCAGCGGTAGCGTTACTATCCACGGCAGAACTAGGCAGATTTACTCCATATGGTTTGAGTAGGATTGTTATGAACAAACTCGGAACAAATTTGGATGATGGCATACAAAACTTTTTGAGTTTAGTGGATAGTGAACGTAACAAATTTAAGTATTGTTAAACTATGATAGAATTAGAAAACATTTTGAATGAAGTGGCTGTAAGTGGAGTGGTAAGAAAACAGCAGTCAATCACTTCACTGTTTCCTTCGTTTCCTGCTCGTGTACAAAAAGTAGGAGATATGGGTGGTATTCGCCTTGTAAAATCCAAGCCAGATGTATGGGAATGGGATATACATTCTGGTACAAAAACAGGCGTCTGGTACCAAGGCAGATTGCAATTTAAGGATATGAATCTTCTTATCGCTCATCACACTGCCGACAGGAGATTATGGACTCAGGATAAACAACATGTAGATTTAAGAAAATTGGCAAAAGCAATCTTATTCGACGCCGATGTAAAGATAAGTTGCAGTTGTCCAGCAGCTCAGTATTGGGGACCAAACTACATTTTGAGTAAACCTAAATATGATGCCAAGTATGGTGAACAAGAAACTCGCCGTCCTAAGGTAAGAAATCCTCGTGAATACGGGATGCTTTGTAAGCACCTACAAGTACTTATAAACGTGTTACCTTTCTACATTACTACTATGGCTACGTGGTTGAAGGAACAATTTCATTCACAAATAGATTTTGTGGAGAAGGATACTTTAAAAACTAGTGGAGAATTTAAGGCGGCGGCTGGGGAACTTAAACGACGTAAGGACGATGTAGGCAAGGAACCCCCGACCGAAACACCAACCCCGCCCTCCGAACCTAAGGCTGGACCGCCAAGCACACCAGGCAAGGGGGAGGCAGAACCGCCTAAGGAAGAACCCGAGGCCGAAAAGGAGATGCCGGAGATAGAAAAAGAACCAAAGCCGAAGATTCCAGCTCCTAAAGAAGTAGTTCCGCCTAAAGAAGAGGAACCGGAGAAAGAAGTGATTCCTGATGAAGAGCGTCCTGAACTAGATAGAAAGGCAAAGTTACTAAAGAAAAAGGAAAAAGAAGATGCTGAAAAAGAAAAGTCCAAAAAAATCTCCCCCAGAGGTCGTAAAACAGAACCTACTCCACCTGCTAAACCAAGTGTGGGAAAAGTTGAAGAACCTCCTGAAGAAGATGAAGAAGAGCCAGTAGCTAAGAAGATTGAACCCCTTCCTAAGGAAGAAGAGGATGAATTTAAGAAGAAACTACACAAAGGAGATTATGAAGATGAAACCTACGAGAGTAGAGTAAATGAAATTGCCATCAACAAACCAAAGTTTGGTTCTGTGGAATGGCAGGACATGATGACAAATAAGGTTTTGTCCAAATATTCACGACATGAAAAATTGGACGAGTTGGAGAAATCCTTTGTTGAAATACAGATCCAACACATTATCCGTCTTACTAAAGAACAAGGTTTGGCAGCGGACCTGGTCGCCTATCTCAAAAACAATGGTGTAGATGTTACTAAATTAAAAGAAGCTAAGGATAAAGGATTTGAGAAACGTGTAGGAGATTGTTATAGATTGGCTGGTAGGTATGTACTAGATCGTCATGATGCTATACTTGTCCATGGTACAATAAATGGGAGAAGATGGACGGGTATAGATTTTGATAATCCACATGCCTGGGTAGAAGAAGGAGATGAATGTTTTGACCCTGTATCTGAGTGGAGACTTCCTAAAGAAGCTTTTTATGAGTTAATGCAGGCTCAAATACACAAGAAGTATACTTGGGAAGAAGCTGCCAAACTAATGTGTAGGAATAAACACTGGGGACCTTGGCACAAACAGGTCGGAGAAAGAGTACAAGATTCTGTTGGTGAAACCATAAAAATGTTACTTGAAATGTAAAATGTAGATATACTATATAAGTAAACACTAATTAAGGAATACTTACAGTGAGTTTTGAATTGTCCGAGCGTATGTTAAAGTTGTATGAAGAAGGTGCTGCTGCTGGTGGGACTGCTACTACTATGAATAACATTTCCTATCTGCCTTCCACACTTGGCGCTGTAACAACTGCCATGCATGGTTTGGCTAAGATGCAACAGGACTATGATGTCACCTTCTCCTCCGATGATAAGGGTAAGAAAGTACAATTTGGAAAGCAACTATCTGTATCTGTTCCTCATCAGTACTGGCCGGAGTTTAGTAAGAGATTTAAGATTGAAAAGGAAGGCCAAACAAGTTTAAAACACTTATTGAAGGAAGCTATGGACGAAGACCAAGATGTACTTCGTAAACAGTTGAAAACTCTTACTGTACAATTTTTTGATGATAAAGTGTTTAACAACCTGGATAAACAAATCAATCTGTGGAGGTCGGCCTTTGGCATCTCCAAGTCGTATGATGTGGATGTTACAGTAGATGCCTTAACTAGGGAGAAGTCCATCCAATTTCTCGTTACAAAGTTATTGGCTAACTATGGAAACGATAGAGGAAGTTTGGAGTTGATAAGTGTGGCTCTAAAGGAGAAGCAACCACTCCACTCCTTTAAGGTGTTTAAGGAGTTTGATTTCCTGTATGGCACTAAAATCCTTAGTACTTTCCGTAGGGTGAACCTTGTATATGAGGCCTTGATAGATAGTAGTTACCAGGAACACTTAGCTATTCAAATAGATCCAGAGTATCCTGAAGTGATGGATAAGATAAGAGAATTGGGTACAGTGAAAGTAGTTAAGAATGTGGTGTACCCAGTGAATGGTACTTTCAAAATAGCAGTGTTTGAAGATTTAAAAGAAGCCATTATAGAAGTAGAGGATGATCAAATAAAAGCCAAGGAACGGTCCAGAAGAGAAGAAGAAGAAAAGGAAGCCGAAAAAAGAAAAGGTATGGCCAAGTTACCTGTAGTGCCGAAAGAAAACATTTAAAGGAGATTGCAGTGAATACTGTACAAAAAAGAATAAGTGAAGCGAACGATGTGAATATCTATAAAAGATTGCTGGCCGTCCTTTCTGCCTGGTCAGACAGATTTCCAATGACAGGTATAGATGGATTGTTGGATCTGGTTATAGAGAAAGGTAAGGCCATACTGCCGAGGGACAAGAGAGCTGTTAGTATTCTAAAACATGTACTTACTGTAGAGCCCTTCTCAGCGGCAGTAAATGGTGTGTTGAATACTCGGTTCAGTGACCTGCCCGCGGACCTTACTCCAGTGGCTATGGTTGGCAGTAGACATGAGACAGCGTTCTGGAACAGTAATGGAAGTCCTACCGATTTAGTAAAGAAGTTGATTAACTTCGAGGGTACTAAACAGGCGGGCTTTTGGTGTGATATCTCGGGGAAGAAAGTCACTCTAATCGATACAGAGGAGACCAAATAATTATGGCACACAAAGATATGAGTAGAACTACTAGGCGTGGCATAAAAGAACATAAGCACTGGAACGCCGTTATTAAATCAAATGATGGTTATGAACATCCAGGAACTGCCATATCTGTTACGGGTGAAACTATCACTGAAGCCAAGGATCTTATCAAACGAGACTACGGGGATGTAGTAGTAGTTTCTATTGAAGAATCTGATAAGGAATTGGATGCTGATAGTTTGTTTGACAGATTAAAGGATATACAGCCAGTACCAATGAAGGAATCTAAAGTTGGTGATGAGGACTCTGGAGATGATAAAAAGCAATGTGCTAAATGTGGGGATTTTATTCCTGATGGTTCAAAAGAAGAATTGTGCAAGAAGTGTAAATTGCATTGTTATGAAAATGATAAAAAAGTAGTTAAGGAAGGTTACAATAGTACAGAAGCGGGTAAGAAAGAAGCCATGACGTATGTAGGTTCTAACGGGCTACCTAAAGATTCTACTTTGATGGGTACTATTACACTAAAGGATAATAGTAAAGGTGCTTTGGTAGAATTACCAACGGGAAAGTTTGCTGTAATAAAAAATGGGAAACTTACAATAGTTAATTTGACAGAATCCAAAGTAGATGAAGCAGCTGGTCGTTATGGTCTTAAGTGGATTGAAGCCAATAAGGAAGGTGAAAAGTTTACAAAGTTTAAATACTTTGACGATAAACTTGATAGGGATACCTTTGTAACTCAACTAAGGAAAAGAGATAATTTTGTTAGTGTTGAGTTAGAAATGGATATGAAAGAATCCAAGTTAAAAGAAGCCCTTCACTTATGTAACGACTGTGCCAAAACATTTAGGAGTAATGAAAGTATATGTCCTACATGTAAAAAGCCAGCTGAGAAGATGGTGAAGGAAATGGGACCTGAACCTAGATGGTTTGAATGCCAGTGTTGTGGTAAATCAAAGGCAGAAGATAAATGGGATATAGATGCCGATATGTGTAGTGATTGTGCCAATTGTGCAAGCATTGCAGCGGGTGAACAGCCTGCTGAAGGTTCTGGCTATACTGAAGAGGAAATTGAAAGATCCAGAGAATACATGGAAACACTGGGAGATGATGAGGAAGTTGGTGAGTCCAAACTCAGAGAAGACCAAGACAAACCGATTGATTATCAGGCTATGGTACAAGCAGTAAGATCTAACGCGATAGTAGGAAAAGGATCTTGCTCATATACCGACGAGACTATGGAAGACAGTGATCTGATAAAATTTTTCAAAGATGAGGGAATACTTTCTTCAGATCAAGCCATCGCGGAGATTTTACATTTAGAAGATCTTTGGATGGAAAATAGTCTTCAACACGGAGATTACGACGAGGAAGGTAACAGAAATCTCCAAAGATTTAGGAAAGAAGCCAATAGTTGGCTAAAGGCACATAAGCGAAAATCATTAGATGAGGACGAAGGACCAAGCCCAGATGAGGCCTTTCCAAGAGTAGATACTCCAAGAACAGAAGAAAGTGTTGTTCCTGTTAAGGGTGGTAGTGAACTACCCCAGTGGGTACATCAGGCGATTGAGAATTACTTGACAGAGGTTGAAAGAAATCCTAAAGATTTTAAAAGGGCTACTGTTGCTGATGTTGTTGATAATGTTTATAGTGTAAGACCAAATGAAGCCGATGAATTTACTCCTGAGTTTAGGTTTGCTTTGGAGAAAGAAATTAAGTCGTATAGGATAGTAAAGGAAGCCAAGGCGAAAGTATTTGGTGCTATAGTATGGATGGATGGATCAATGCAGTGTGTTAAGGTAGATGGTGCCATAAGTACTCAAGATGCCGCTAAGAAGGTAGTACAACAGTTTAAGAATGATTTGGGTGTTGAGGACTTAGGATACTTTGAGGTTCTAGCAACCTTTCCAGCAACTGATTCCGTTATACAGACCTATCACAAACAACTTCCTGCGAGGGATATTGATATAGCCCAGGCGTATAAGGTTAGGGATAAAATCCTGGCCATGGGTGGTCCTACTGAATCCAAGATAAAAGAAGGACGCTATTCAATATCTGTTGAAGATAAGATGACTGGCAGATCGGGCATGGTTAAAAAGGAAGGTACTATAGTAACCTTTGATGATAAGAATGAAGCGGAGGACTATAGGAAGAAGTTAATAGCTTCTGGTGGTCAAATGAGACACTACACTTTGTATGACCGCGGAAGTAATGAATCCAAAATTAAAGAAGCCAAGGTTAAGGATTTTAATGTTGGTGATGCCTATGGTGTTCAGGACTTTCCTGTTAAAATGGTGAAAACATTTATTAAGGGGGGAGATTTTGACGCCATCAATGCAGCCAGAGATTATCTAAGGGAGAAAGGATATGTAATTGGTTCAATGCAATCAGATTCTCCTATTGGCTTCGCTAAGGCAGAAACCACACAGTATATTGCCAAATGGAGGAACATAGATGATGAAGATAAAACCATGCTCGATGGTATTATTGTTCCAGATGATGACTTTAGAGATGGTGGAGCCAAGATACTATTCTTCCATGAGCAAACTAATGAGGCCCTAGCCCCCTCTCCTACTTCCTCTGGCAAACCTGCCACGGATAAAAGACAGATTATAGCCAAAGCCATAGTAGATAAGGCTGAGGCAGATAGATTGGCCCGTGAGAAGAAAGGTACTGTAGTACAAGATTCTGAAGACCCGAAGAAGTGGTCAGTAGAAGTTCCAATACAGGCGTAGTATGAGTAAGATGATTCCAAGACGTTCGATTGATGCACTCCGCTGGCAAGTGGATGTATCGCTGGACAACTATGGAATTGATTGTAACTTATACATTCCTACTAATCTATCCACTGTAGAACAGGTGGATGTGTATAGTAAGCCGGCCGATTATATTTATACACATTATGAGGCAAAGGTATTTGTAAATTGGAACCCGAATGTACATTTGTTAAAGGCCAAGGGAGTTTTTGTTGAAAATGAAATTCCTATTTTGTGTTGGTTTCCTAATTTTGCATTGGATGATACTGATATAACTGTTCCTATTGATATTCTTAAAGACAGTTATATGACGTTAGATTTGGAGTATATACCGGCGAATTTTCATAAGTATGATTCGTTCGTAATGACAGAACCTTTGATAAAGAATATGCATGACGCGGCCATAGTCCAATCCTGGAAGGCAGTGCCAAGGAGAGTGTAGAATGAGAGTAACACATTTGAAAAACGTAAGTGAAGAAGACATCAATGTACAATTGTTAAATGGTGCTTCAGTTGTTCTTCCACCTAAGGCTGGCTTGAAGGATGTTGATGTAGTTAACGTTGGCAATCTTCATGGCAAGGTTACACTTACAGAGGACCTTACGGAAGTAACCAGGCCCGTGGGTAAGACAAGGATAGATGGTTAGTATGAAGAGTTCTTTATATGTTCTTGATGTAGGATTACAGGCCGCTTGCTTTACCAAGTTTGGTTCCATACTAGGTCTAACAAGTATAAACGCGGGAGTAGTTCACTATCCTACAGAAATAGCCCAAAGAGAGGTTGCAGAAAAACGTGGATTGGCACAATTGGAGTTTATAAATATCTGGCGCACTTCCACGGCTCCTAACCTAAATAGACAGAGGACTCCTGCCGCCAGGAGAGGTTTGAATTTAGGTATTGTGGATAGTTCAGGTCATGTAGTTAATGTCAAGGCCCAGCCAGTAGAATTAGAATATGAAGTAACCTTCTGGTCATTAGACAAGGAGAAGATCAATCTTATAACGGAAGAATATATATTCTGGCAACAAACATTGCCTAATCTTAATCTTCTTTTGGATGATACTATTCCGTTGAAATACTATTTGAAGTTCGGTCCACTAACAGACAGATCTAGTATTGCTACAAAATATGAATTAGGACAATATCATGTTTTTGGTTGTCCAGTAACTGTTGAAGGTTGGGTATATGATTTAACTGCCACTTCCTATGGCATAATAGAAAAGATCATTTTAACCTGTTATGATAAGGACGAAGTAGTAAACTACGAGGAGATTATCGTAGCGGATTCTAATCAGGACGTAGAAAAGGCAGCGACCTTAAAATTGTTTGAACGAGTTATTACTTAGAAAAAAAATATTGAAAGGATAGTATTATGAGTTTTTATCTTTCTGCTGGCGTATACGTAAAAGAAACTGATGTATCCAACATCACTCCTGCCTTAGCAACTACAATAGCAGCTATGGTAGGTTACGCCAAAAAGGGTTCATTGGATAAAATACGTGTGACCAACAGACAGCAATTTATTCAGGAGTATGGTACTCCTAGTATTGACAACTACTTCCATTACACTGCTCTGGCGTTTTTGGAGAATGGTACACAGCTGTGGTGTAAACGTGTTGTTGATGTTCATACAGCCAAGTATGCTGGAATGAACATTAAGGCGTCTGGTTCTGCCAGTGATAATGAAGGGTTACATGATGGTAGATCCATACCAGATGTTACTAATCCTCTTATACTGCCTATATTTTCTAATGAGGCGAGTATAAGTGATGAGTTGTTTCAAATCTTTGCCAAGGACCCAGGTGTGTGGGGAGATCGTTTGAGTGTAATCATTGGGAGTGTTAAAACAACTGTAGATCCCTTGAAACCTACTGTATCCTTGTCAGAAACAGAACAGTACACATTTGTTTTGGATGTGTATCTTACTGATGACTTTGGAACTGCTAGTAAGGTTGAGAGTTGGAAGGTGTCCAGAAAAACCAAGGTAGACGGGTATGGCAAACAACTCAATCTGGAAGAAAGAATAAATGGATATAGCTCCTATATTCTTGTAGCTGACGATACTACCCAGGCAGATACGATAGTCCCCAAGGCAAATTCAACAGCCGTTCTCTTTACCGGTGGGGCAGATGGTGATGTTCCCAGTGCTAATGATATAGCGGGGGATACAGTAACTACTGGCTGGTACGCTTTTTCAAGTGCAGAAGAAATTGATATTAGAATATTGATTGGTGGTGGTTTTCCAGCGTCGTTTGATGATGGTGATTTAGTAATTATCCATACTGCAATGAAGACTATTGCAGAATCCAGAAAGGATTGTTTTGCCATTTTGGATATTCCTAACAGTGCCGCTGGAGATCCGCTCTCCGTAACTAACACAGAAACCTTTAGGGATATAACACAGAACTTTGATACAAGCTACGCTGCCTTGTATTCTCCTTGGGTAACTATAAATGATCCTTGGAATGATGTGTTAGTGGATGTTCCCCCATCAGGTTACGTGGCATCAATGTATGCCTATAATGACTACGTAGCTGAATCTTGGTTTGCTCCCGCCGGCTTTACTCGTGGTATGTTAAACGTACAATCGGTCACCAAAATTTACAATCAGAGCGAGCGGGATATATTGTATGCTGATGGAGTTAATCCTATACAGTTCTTCCGCGGTCAGGGCATTCCGATTTGGGGCCAGAAAACATTACAGAGAAAAGCATCTGCTTTGGATAGAGTGAATGTCAGAAGGCTAATGATATTCCTTGAGAAAACTTTGACCATAGCCTTGAGGCCGTTCCTGTTTGAGCCCAATGATGAATTGACAAGATTCAGAGTTACAGGCGTTTGTACGGAGTTTTTGGATTCACAATCGGCCAAGCGTGCCTTCCAAATTACTTCCACTGACCCAGGCTTTCAAGTAATTTGTGATCTAACAAACAATACTCCCCAGGTTATTGATGCCAATGAATTGAGAGTAGATATATTTGTCCGACCTGTAAGAAGTGCAGAGTTCATAAGGTTACAGACAATTATTACTACCACAGGCGCCTCGTTCACGGAATTGGTTTCAAGGGGAATTTTGGCCTAGTTACAGTTGTAATGTAAGAATAAATAAACATAAGGAGAACCTATGTGTGCCCAGATGAATGTAAATAGTTTAAGTAATAATCTTCTCAACCCAGCTCGTATTTACTTGTGGGAGATGATTATTCCATCGCCTGTTGGTGGTGATTCGGAAACAATGCTCATTCGTTGCCAATCTACCACCATGCCTGGAAGGTCCGTGGGTGAAATACTTATACCCTATAAGCAAACTGCAGGTATCAAGTATCCAGGAAAGTTGGCCTATACCCATACAATCGACTTCACTTTTATTGAAGGTGAGGACAGAGACATCTTTAAAGGATTGTATGATTGGTGTAACGCCATTATTGGAGATAAGACAGGAATCTCCATAGGAAGAACAGTTATCAAAACGGATATCTATATCAACCTACTGAATACTGATGGTACAACTGCCATGAGTATTAAGTTGAAAGGTTGTTATTGCCAGGCTGTAAGTGATATTCCTTTGTCATACAATGATGAAGCCCCCATCACTTTCACTGGCACTTTTTCTTACGATAGCTGGGAGAAAGTATAACAGATGTCTTTATTGGAATACACATCTGGTTTACCTACGATAACTGATATTCAACGGCAGTATAACTTTGAGGTCATACTGCCAGATATTTGGGGTCTACTTGTTACTGGATGGTTTGTCGGTAAGTATGTACAGTCAGTACAATTTGGACAGTATAACATTGATGAGATAAGTGAACTGTTGACTGGACCACAAAAGAAGTTTTTTCCAGAAAGAATGAACATTGGTTCTGCCAAGTTAACACTCCTTACACCAGTTCCAGATGTTGTTTCTGTTTATTTTAACACGTGGAAGAATTTGATTATAGATAAGGAAGGATTCTATCATCCTTCCTCCGAGTATAAGAAGAGTATCTATATACTATTGTTTAGTAGGGAAGGTATTCCCGTAAATGTTATTACACTCAAGGGTGCCTTTCCTATAACATTTCCTGCCTACAGTCTGGATTATAAAGCAGAAGATAATGTGGTGTTTGATATTGAGTTTAGAATTGATAGTGTTATTCAAGGCGTGGAAGCCTTGTCGGAAGGTCTGTCAGGATTGGGATCTTCCTTGAAAACGTTAGCAACAAAATTGTTCTAAAATGGTTTATATGGAAAAGGAAAGTTATGAAAGATTTGTATGTCCCTATCAAACTACCCTCAAAATGTTTGACGTATACAGGGGTAGATCCAACGTCTATTAGAATACGTCCTATGAAAGGCCGAGATGAGGAGATCCTGGCAGAATTATCCTTGGAGAATGTTAAAAAGAAACTCCTGACATTGTATCAAAATCTTATACAAGGTATTGATCCAAAGTTACTTACTGCTGGGGACGAAGCCTACATTATGTATTGGCAGGCCATCAATAGCTACTCCAAAGATTTTCCCATATCAATGAAATGTCCTACTTGTTTGAGGAAAATAGAAATTGTAGTTGACCTGAATACATTAGAAGTGAAAGAACTTCCAGACGATTTTAGTCAGCCATGTGAAAGAAAGTTGTCAACAGGTCCAGTCAAATTGAGGCTACAAACAATCCAGGACGAAATTAACGCTTTGGACTACGGGTCCAAAACCAAATCCAATTATCTGTACAATTACGCCTTGTGTATTGTAGATGACACTATAGATGTGATAGGTAGAGTAAAGATTTTGGAGGAGATGTCCACACAGGATCTCCAAGTTATTAGGGATTTTCATACTACCTTTTCACATGGTCCTGTTATGGAATCTACTTATACTTGTCCTAAATGTGAAGATGAAGGAGAAGTAGTGGTACCCTTTCGACTCGACAGATTTCTTTCGCCTGTTCAGCAGTCTGGAAACAATACTTGAAATGAATTTTAAGTTAGTTAACGCGGGTAAACTTACCCAGACAGATTGTGATGATATGGAGATCAAAAAGAAGTTGTGGTGGTTTAGACGGATACTAAGGCAAGAACAAGATGAAAGAGAAAAGACATTGCCGGCAAAGAAACAGATAAGACAATGGCGAAAAACATACTAGGTCCTGATAGTGTTATACTGGCCTCTGAAATACAAAAAAGATTGGCTACGGGTTATCTACCTTTCTTTCGTATGTTTTCTTCTGAGGATATACTATCAAGTATGCCTCTTGGTAAGTCATCGTTAGATGCTATGGATAAGGTACGAGCCGCCATTCGTCAAATTAAGGCAGTATATGGTGGTCAAACCATTCCATCCAAAAGTTCTATTTCCAGATTAAACACCACCCTCACGGAGATAGACAAAGCCAAGGCAGATATATTAAGAGATGAATTAGCCAAAACTATTATTACTGCCAAATCTAGATCTCTTCCTCTACCTTTGGAGGATATAAACTACAACATTCAGTTAAGACCAGATAGTAAGGAATCTTCAAAAAATAAAGGGCTCTTGTCCCAAACCTTGGGGGCCATGGGTTTAAGTGGAAGATCGGCGATAGGATTAGGTTTGGCATCACAATTGGCTGCCCCAGCCCTTGGTCCATTTTTTGGTACAGTTGTAGCAGGTTTAGGTGCTGCCAGATTATTGGCCAAACCTACTATGTGGGCTGGAAAGATTCTTGGGAAAGGCGTAGGAGCCTTGGCTGGTGTTTCCCTAAGAAACAATAGAGGTATGCGTAGGGGTGGAGGTATGTCTGGCGTAGGTTCTGGATTAGAAAGCTTTATGGGTGGGAAAGGATTTGACCCACAAGCACCTATGTCTGGATTAGGACAACCAACTGTAAGTACTCCTCCCGCTCCTCCCGCCGCATCTACAGACCTTTCTGCTGCTGGCCGTACTTTGGCAATGGCTCGTTGGGGGAAGAAGGATACTGGAACAGGACAGCCCACATCGTTTGAGTTCTCAAAGAATTTAGAACACTTCTTTGATAAACGGGCCTATAAGGCCAAGTGGACACGGGATGTAGCTGGCTATTTGAAAACTATGTCTGGTGGTAAGGCTGCTGGTATAGGCATAGGTGGTGGAGGTTTACTCGAAACTGTTAAGAATTTAATTCAGAATCCTATGGAAGCTTTGGGTCTTGTGAGTTTAATGAAATCCTTTAATGATTTATTACCTATATTAGGTACCTTAGGCAAGGCTCTAGGATTAGTTGGTGCCATAGCTTTTACTACTTATGAATTATGGCAGGCTGCTAAGGCTGGTAAGGAATTACATAAGTCCCGTACAGAAATGAAGCTACAGTACGGGGAGAATATATCTTCCTTCAACCAACATATGGGTGAAGTTAAGAGAATGGGATTGGAAACTTATGCCCAGAAACTTAATAAAACACCTGAAGAAGCCATGCGTGGATTGGTTACTTGGAAGCAATCACTGGATGAAACAAAAGGTAGAGGAGATATGGGGGCTCTGGGTTACATTCCAGGCGTAAATAAACTGATACCTTGGTTGAATAAGAAACAAGTAGACAATAAAACTACAGAGGATGAAATCCGAAGGATACTATCTTCTAAAGGACCTACTGCAGAATGGTCCCCATCTCCACCCGATAAAGGAGGATCAAAAGGTAACTTAAGTAACTGGGACGCCGCTGGAAAGGCACTGTCAGAATTTAATGAAGAGCACAAACAGTTGTTACAAAATAACAATACTGCTTTGCAAGAAATTAAAAAGGCTATTGAAGAATCCAAACCAGCTCCTTTGCCTGGGCCTAGATTACCTAATCCAAATATATATGATTCGGCTGATCCATTGTTAAATTTATTAAATTATCATGGAGCGTGGCCTTTAGGATAATACTAATTATGGCTAAAACTTTTCAATACAATAAAGCTACTAATGGTTTTTTAGAAACTCCGACACCTGCCAAAAGTGCTTTTGGTGTTTTAGGCTATCAGGGAAGAACAGATGTTCCTGAAGAATACATAGTAACTATTTATAATAAACGACCAGCCTTATATACAAAGGATGAGATAATAGTAATCCGAGCTCCCATGCAGGAAAAGATATCAACTTCAACAGAAAGTGAATGGTCACCTTTGGCTGCTGCTAGTGCCATAAGTAGTATTATACCTACACAAGAACTAACCCAGATTATTTCAGGACGTTCCATCGTAAGTAGATATGCATCACGCCGAATTTGGACAGGTGGTGGAACTTTGAATTTTGTACTTAATTTAAAATTTGAAGTTCAAGATAACGCCAGTTTGGAAGTTGTACAACCACTGAAAGAATTACAAAGAATGAGTCTTCCCTATTCAGGTAGTAATATGGCAAATTCTACCGCTGGTACAGGTGGTCCAGTGGATAAAATTATAACTTTACTTAAGGAATCTTTTTTATATCCTCCAGGACCGAGTCCATTTGGAGATCTTGCCGCTATTGGCGCTGGCGAAACCATTACAATTAAATTTGGTAAGTTTATGAAAATATCTCCAGTAGTTATAAAAAGTATAGGTATAGATGTTCCACTTAAATTTATGAAAGGTGGAAGTCCTACGGGAGCCATTGTTTCTGTAACTTTCCAGACCTATGAGATAGTAACAAAGGAAACTTTGGATAGTTTTTACGATTGTAGTCTTCCTATAGAGTTGAAAGGTTACTAATGGATAGAACCAAGTTTTTTCAGGTGGCTACTATAGATAGTGTACAAGAAGTGGATATGTTGTATAACACGCTGTCTTCTTTCAATCTCCGTCATACTCCGGCTTACTACAAGGTTAACATTCACGATGTAATGATGCCAGACCTTATCAGCTTTAAATTGTATGGTACAGAAAGATACTGGTGGATAATTTGTGTGGTAAATAATATACAAAATCCTTTTGTAGATATAATAGAAGGAACGACATTACAGATTCCAAGTATATTGGATATACAGGAATTTTACAGGCGTTATAGATTAAGATAAAAATGGCAGAAGTTTTAGATAGTTCGTTCGCAGGTAACTACAAGTTACACGTTTTCTTTAGAAGAGAACCAGACGTTTCTCTGGAAGATCCAGTAATTCTGGAACCCCAGAACATACGAGAATTATCTATAACGATGGATATCAATAGATATCTTCCTTCATTTCACATGGTTGTAAATGATTCTGCTGGGGTGTTTTCTAACTATCTACCTTTTGATAGGATACATTTAAGCAGGCTACAAATTGAAATTGGCGGTTACATGAAGAAGAAACCTGAAGATATTACACAATTCTTCTTCGATGTATATAGGAGAAAACCCACAGAGGAACTTCTCTATGATATGGAGGGATTGTTAGCTATCAATAGTTTTTTTAGTCCTAGTAGAATTCGAGGATTTACTGGGATGGTCAGTGAAACAATAGCTACTTTGGCATCTGAAGCCGGTGTTAATAGAATGGAGATTAGTAGTTCCTTAAACTATAAATTAAACATTCTACAACCTAACTGGACTAACGGAGAATTATTATTTTATCTGCAAGACAATCTTATAGGAATAACAGGAGAGACAGGCTTCTTTTGTTTTGTAAAAACTGTGGGTTTGAATAATGTATTAGTATTTGCCAGTTTGAATGACCTTTTATTGGCACTTCCAAAATACAAGTTCATTTTAAGTCCAAATCCTATTAGGGCTCAACTCACTAATACTTCAGAGATGGAAACGTTTTTACCTATCACCGATTATAGAGTGATAGATAATTATAAGTTACTGGGAGTTTCAGGTTGTAAACAACAGGATTATATGTACTATGATTATTATAATTCTGGCTTTAAGAAATCTTCTATACTGGCCAGAGGAGGAAGTAATCCTTACATCAGTTTAACAAATCACTTCCTTATTGATGAAGAAGATGTAACAACTGAAAGTAAAAGTATAGACAGTTGCGGAAGAAGTAACGATTTTACAAGAGATTTTAAAGGGTTGGCAACAAATACTCTTCATAAACGAATAACAGATCTTTCCAAGATTTGGATAACTACATATGGAATTGACGATATCTTTCCTGGAGATATTGTAGAGATTGTTAGATTTCCAAATCTAGTTATTGATGTATCACATCCAGGTGCTTCTATTTACACCGGCTATTATCTAGTGGAAAGAGTAGTACATGTGATAGGCCATAATTATGTAACTCGATTATTGTTAACAAGAAATGGTATAAATACTATTCTTCCTACATCTTTAATGAAGGCAGATCCAGCAAAGAAGAAAATATGATTGACCCATTATCCAAAACGTTTCCTTTTAACTACCGAGCAAAGGTACTAAGTGTAACTGACCCTTTAAATCTAGGAAGGATAAAATGTGAAATCTACCCTATGTTAATCGGGGAAGTAACAGCCAGGGGTCTTACCGATGTAGAAGGCGTACCTTTGGACGCCCTACCATGGGCGGTACCAGCCAATCCATTGTTTATTGGAGCCAAAGCAGGGTATGGCTTTTTTACAGTGCCTGGGGTGGACTCCTACGTTTGGGTGTTTTTTGAAGCTGGAAATATATATCAACCAGTGTATTTTGCAGAAGCAAACGATGGTGTGAATGGTTTGCCTAGTGGTAGATCTTCAACTACTACTATTTGGAAAACTCCTACAATGGAGATTGTATTCGACAAAACTACAGGTAATATAAGTATAACAGGTAAGAGTATAACAATAACTGGAAGTGGTCCTGTTACTATTCAAGGTCCTACAGGTGTAATAGAATTAACATGAGTAAGAAACTGATAGCAAGAAAAGGCGATACTACTACTGGATATTGTTCCATTCATGATGAAACATATTCAGGAACAATAACTGGTTCCGCAGCTAACTCCAAATGTGAAGGTAAGTTGATAGCTCGTATAGGTGATGAAGTTACTGCCAGTTGTGGAGATAAAGGAACGATAAATCAAGGCTCGTCAGATATTGGATGTGAAGGACAGGGTGTGGCTCATTTAGGTGATTCCTTTTCAGGAACTTATAGCGGAACTATTACAGGATCAGCCGTGAAGTCGAAAGCTTCTTAAGGATATAAAGTATGGCACAAGCAGAAATATTTAGTGATCTTCATCAGTCCTTAACTACTGATGCACAAGGTAATATTAGGAAAGTAGTTAATATAGATGCTATAATTACTTCTATTGATAATATTCTTAGAACTAAACCAGGCGAACGTCCTATGTTACGAGCCTTTGGCAGTAGGTTGACAACATTACTATTTGAAAACATACAAGAAGAATACTTTGATATTTTAGCAGATGAAATAAAATCTGCCATAGAAAAATGGGATAACAGAGTTGGTATTAGTAGTATAAACTTTGATTCCAAGGCGGATGAAAATTCTGTGGATATAAAAATGACGTTTATAGTTCGTGGGTTTGATAATATATTTACTTACAGTACCCAATTACAAGGGTTGCAGTAGAAAGGGAGGTGGCCGTGGCCACAAATAACCCAGTAAGTTACGTAAATTATGATTACGATGATTTGGTAGTAGAACTTACTAATCGTCTAAAAGCCAATGGTGCTTGGAAGGATACATACGAATCTAGTACAGGTCAAATGTGGATTGAGTTCTTCGCCACAATTGCTAATTTGATTTTGTACTATGTAGAGAGACGGGCGGAAGAATGTTATATAGGTACTGCCAGGAATAAATCGAGCGTAGTTAATTTAACGCGACTTGTTAACTATACGCCTAGGAGAACTGTATCCGCCATAGGAACACTTACATTTACGATACCGACAGATTCTACTGTAAGAATATTTATTCCACAGTATACAAAGTGTCTTACAGCTAACAATGTTAACTATCTAACTATGCAAGACATTACTATTGAACCTGGTCAATTATCCAATAGTGTAACTGCCATAGAAGGAGAACTTGTAGAGTTGACTTTGGTGGGAGATGGTACACTAGATAGAGAAGTTCCTGTAAGTGATACCTTTGTAGAAAATGATGATCATCTTGCCTATAAACCTTTTAGTTCTTTTAGAGTGTTGGTAGATGGAGTAGAATGGACTAGGGTGACCTCCTTTTTGGATTCTACAAGCTCTGATAAAGATTATGTGGTACGGGCGGAACTAGACGATACTCTCACTGTTATATTTGGCGATGGTATCCATGGTAAAGTAGTTGAAACAGGTGCCATTGTTACAATTAAATATATTCGTTCTGCGGGAACATCAGGAAATGTATATGAAACTGGAAAGGTAACAACTCTAAGTGATACGTTGTATGATGCCAATAGTGAGGCGGTTGAGGATATAACAGTAAGTAACACTTCCGTGTGTGTAGGTGGTGATGACGCCGAAACTATAGACCAGATAAGATTAAACGCTCCTCAAGTATTTGCTACTGGAGAAAGGTTGGTAACAAAGGCAGATTTTGCGGCTTTCATTTTGGATTATGAAAGTGTGGCTGATGTTAATGTTTGGGGAGAAATGGAAGAAGAACCACCCAATTATAGTATGTTTAATAGGGTAAAGATATGTATGCTATTGGATGATTGGGTACATGCTCCTTCTCTATTTAAACAACAACTGTCCACAGATTTATATGATAAGTCCATGTTAACTGTTAAGTACGAGTTTGTAACGGTAGTTATTTTGTATGTTATTGTTTCTTTGAATGTTTATGTTAACAAGGGTTATAGTTTGTCTCAAACTCAGGCAGATATAGAAGGTGTTTTGGATGACAACTTTACACTTGGAACTACGGCTAAACTAGGACTATCCAAGTACAAATCCAATCTTGTGCAGGCTGTGGATGAATTATCTTCAATTGATCATCATCATTTACTTATGACAATTAGAAAGGAAATAGCTCAATCTACAGGATCAAGCGGTTCTTATATAGGTGTTCTTGATGCCTCTCCGATAAAAAGAAGTACAGTAAAAGTTTATGTTATTCAAATAAGTAACTCTGAAACTCTTCTAGTTGCTGAGGATAATGGATCAGGAACACTTGTAAATCAAGGTTCTAATCATACAGCATCTGGAACCGTTGATTACACTACTGGAGATATAACTGTAGACATAAGTAATACAGAAGACATTCAAACTGTATTTGTTTTGTATGAACAAGATTCATCGGGAGATATCATTGTCGATAACGACCAAATTTGTAAATTGTATTCTACACAAGTAGATTCAATAGGGTATATAACATAACAGGAGTAGATAGATGTCAGTAGATCTTACACCCTTTATACCAGAAAAATTTAGAGACTCTGTACTCTTACAAGAGTTTATGAGTGTTATTTCCGCCGCGGACACAACATCGACTACCACTATGTCAGTAGATGAAATAATTACCAAGATTGATGGTATGTTAACTATTGTAGATCCTTGGTCAACCCCTAACGCCTATTTACAAAACTTGGCGGATTTGATAGGAACTATCCTTGCTAGTGATAATTTTGCCACGGAGAGTCAGAGAAGGAAGGAATTGTTACAAACTATAGATTGGTATAAGGTGAAAGGAACATATCGTTCTATACTTATCATAGGTATGATATTAGGAACCAATTTTACAATCTATGAGAAGTATGCCACATCTGATTGGAGTCCCACTCTTACACGAGATCCTATTACTGGTGAATATACAGAGACGCCTGACTATAACGCCCTAACAGATAACTACGCCAATTTTGTTAACGCTCCATGGTTTGTAGGAGAAGAGAATGAAAATCCTTTGGGACTGGGTGCGGCGTATTTTAAGACGCCACATTTTGGTATGGTGTTCTTGTTAAATGTTGTATATCCAGCTGGAATGTATGTTGATGAGTTTCTATTTCCTAATGAAGTGGGACTAGAGGGTTATCTGCCACAGCATCTATGGCGTCCCTCTTTATTTACTGGACTGTCAAGTTACGTGGAAAAAACCAGACCTGTCAATACTGTACCAAATTATCAATTGGAATTGTTTGGCGAATGTTTTGAAGATAAACTTCCTTTCAGAATATTTAATTCTTTGGTAACTACACAAGTAGTTGGCAACTGGGAGTACGAACAATTATTCTTTGATG